ACAGAAAGCGATTGCTGGTGAACTGAGACAGTTCGCTTTTACCAAGGGCTTTGCCGAGGAAGAGTTAGCACAGCTTTTTGATCACCGTTCTATTCTAATCTTAATGCAAGCTAAAGCTTGGGAAGATGACCAGAAGAAGGTCAAAACAGTTAAGTCTAAAAAGATAAAGAACAAACCCAAAGTCATTAAGAGTGGCAAGGGTGTGCAGAAGTCTGACAGTGAAAAATCAAAAAGAACTGCGAATATGAAAAGACTTCGGGAGACTGGTCACCACAAAGATGCGGTAACACTCTTGGAGGACTTTATAGACTTACAAGAATAGGAGAAAAATTATGGCAGTTCCTACAAATACAATGCTGACTTACAGTGCTGTAGGTATTAGGGAAGACTTGTCAAACGTGATTTATAACATCGCTCCTATGGATACTCCTTTTTTCAGTGGTTGCGGTAGAGGTTCTGCAGACAATACGAAGTTTGAATGGCAGACTGATACCATTGCTGCAGGTACAGCTAACCAAGCTATAGAAGGAAATGACCCGACTAATGATGCGCGGGCAAATCCAGTGCGATTACATAACTACACGCAGATAAGTGTATACACAATCCAGTCATCTGGAACCAACCAGGCAGTCGATTATGCTGGCAGAAAATCTTCGCAAGCTTATCAGTTAGCGAAGAAAGCCAAGCAGATGAAACGTGACATAGAGTTCATGTTGACGAACAATGTTGTCATGGCTGTTGGTGACTCCACGGAAGCTAGGAAGAGTGCTGGACTCAGCACTTGGCTTAACACGGGTTATGTTTCAATGAACCCGACCAGTGGCTCACCTGCTGCTGGCAATTTAGGCACTCTTGCACCTGTTGATGCAACCGCTACTGCTTCAATCACTGAAGCGGGTATGCGTGATGTTATCAAAACGGTGTACGAAGCTGGTGGCGATCCAGATGTTATTTTATGTAAACCGGCAATCAAGCAAGCGATCTCAGATCTAGCGCAGTCAGTATCATCTCTTAGAACAGATACTAAGGGTGATAAACCTGCTCATGTTATCGCTGCTGTTGACGTATATGTCAGCGACTTTGGTACGTTTAAGATTGTGAGTGACCGAAATCAGTTCCGCGAGAAGGATGTCTTTTTCGTAGATTTTGATTACTGGTCTGTGTCTTATCTCCGACCATTCCGTACGGAGAATTTGGCTAAGACTGGTGACTCTGTTCGACAGATGCTTGTCGTGGAGTACGGTCTTGAATCTAAGAACCAAGCCTCAACGGGCTTTTTAGCTGACTGTAAAGCGTAAGAGGTAATTAGGGGGTGGGTAAAACCACCCCCGATCTTATGAAAGAATTTCAAACGAGTTGTCCTAGTGTAGAAGATGATCAAGGTGGTCAAGTCATATTCCCTTTCGGTCCATGTATATATTCAACCTTCATCAGTGATAGTCTAAAGAAGTCACTGTTAAAGGAAGGAAACAAGATAAGGAAGAAAGAGGAGCATAAGTTTAGCGAACACCTTGCCGGTAATATGTATTTCGGTGGTTCATACAATTATAGTGATGAGTACATAGAGTCAGTACATGAAGAGCTGGCTGGTATTTTGTTCAAGTGGTTTGATTTTATGTCATCGCACTATGGTCCTAAGAGATTGAACTTTGCACCGGGAAAAGAAAAGTTTGGCATAGCCCTGCAAAACCTGTGGGTTAATTATCAAAAGAGATATGATCATAATCCCAGCCATCAACATGGTGGTATTGTTTCTTTTGTAATCTACTTAAAGGTTCCTGAAGTTATATTTAAGGAGCAAGCAGAGTCAAATGTAAAATCCGCTGGACATCTCTTCTTTAGATATGGGGAGTCAATAAGCCCACTATGCGTAAGGGAGTGGGATGTAACCCCAGCAGAAAACTTAATACTAATGTTTCCAGCTACGCTTGATCACTCTGTTCACCCATTCTGGGTAGAGGGAGAAAGGGTAAGCGTGTCAGGAAATTTCCACATACCCGATCAGGCAGTGGTGAGTAACAATGGGATTTAAGCAAGTAGCTATTGTAGGGCTGGCACCATCCACACACGATGCTGCACCATACAACAGCCCATTCTGGGAGATGTGGGGATTACCGTGGGATGAAGGCAAGTACCCTCACTATGACAGACTATTTGATATACACCCATTAGAGTGTATAAAAGCTGCAACCCCCTCGTTCTACCGACAGGGATACGAGGATAGGTTAAGGGGGCTTGAGGGAAAGCTCTACATGCAGCAAGCTTACGAAGAGATCCCCAATGCAATTGAGTACCCATTAGATAAGGTGTCTATGCTGGTGGGTGATTACTTCAACTCATCTATTGCTTATATGTTAGGTTTAGCAATATATGAGAAGTATGACAGGATTGGTTTGTGGGGTGTGGACATGAAGGAAAAGGGTGAGTGGGGTCATGCAAATGAATACAGGGATGAAAGACCTAACTGTGAGTATTTGCTTGGCTTTGCCAAGGGTAAGGGTATAGAGATCCACTTACCGCATGAAAGTCCACTTCTTAAATTCAGTGGAGAATTCCCACTTGGAACTGTGATCCCTCATTATGGGGTTCGTTACGGATTCCTCAGTGATGGGTTTTCTTACCAGGAAAATAAAACATGAAAGACTTAGAAGATATTGCAAAGAAGATGTCGAAGATGAAGAAGGTAAAACGGGAAAAGAGTAAGCCTGTTCCAGAGACTTCCCGTGAGTGGTTGGAGAAAGCTTATCCAGCGGAAGGTGGTGAAGCTCAAAAGGTGGGTGGTATAGGTTATGTCTAGGAGAACGGTTTTTGAATACATGCCTGGAAGGCGAACGGATATGATTGAACATTCGGATGACAGTGTTACGTTCAACACTTATCAGGATGTTGAGCCTATATTAGAGTACAACAAGATGATGATGAACGAGTACGGTGATAAGTTGACACCAGGGAAAAGAGGTACTTGGCACAAGGTAGCTTCCGTTCCTACTAATGTATGGGAACAGTGGCTGATTGAAACAGACCATGCAATAGAGAAGGATAAGAAACTTCTTAACAAATATCTTAATGATCCTGACAACAGGTTTTTCAAAACATCACCAACAAATTTATAGAGGAATAAGATATGGCAAATGCTTACGCATATTATTTCAGACCACAGAATGTAACCCAGACAAGGGCTGTTGCATCAACAGCAGCAGCAGCGTCAGCGGTAAGTGATACCTGTGTAGCGGTATCCTTAAACAGCACTGTTGACTGCTATGTGAACTTTGGTGGAACCGCTAGCGCAACAGCAGGTTGTTACCTTAAGGCTGGTTTGGATTACACATTCACCATTCACCCATCAGAGGTGATTAGTGCGATACGTGTTTCTGGTGATGGTACGTTATATATCTCTGAACTGACTAGATAGATGGCGATCTCGAATTACGGTGAGCTGAAGACCAGTGTTGCTAACTGGTTGGACAGGGATGACCTGACTGAAAGGATACCAGAGTTCATCGCTCTGTGTGAATCAATGATCATAAGATCACTGAGGATCAGAGGTATGGAAACTCTGGACACTTCCATTGATACGGTTGGTGGTCAGAGGAATTATGATCTCCCTACTGGTTACTTGCAGATGAAGGAGTTTCATTTAACCACAAGTCCAATAAGGTCTTTATCTTACCTGACTCCAGAGATGATGTTCAGGATATGGGCTGGGAGCACGACAGGAACACCGAACGCTTATACAATTATCAAGGAACAGTTTTATCTGGGTCCAGCTCCAGCCTCAGTAATATCCACAAGTATGCTCTACTATAAGCAGTTGGATGCGTTGTCAGATTCCGCTCCAACCAATTGGGTTATTACAAATGCACCACATCTATACCTCTATGGATCGCTCTTACAGGCAGAGCCATTCCTAATGAATGATGCGAGAGTTCCCCTATGGGAGAAGGCTGTAAGGCAAAGCCTTGCAGACCTACAGGAGCAAGATAACAAGGATAGACATTCTGGCTCAGAAATGAGAGTAATGAATACAGGCGGGTACTTCTAATGGCACTAGAAACAGGCAATTATATTAGTGCGCTAGTTCGCACAAATCCACTCTCCTCTGATGACATATCACAGGGGGATGATCATCTTCAACTCATCAAGAAAATTCTGCAGAAAACCTTTCCTGTG